TAATCCAACAGATGCTACAGGACAACCAAAATACTATGCTAATTGGGATGATAAAAACATTGTATTTGCGCCAGTACCTGATCAAGCATATGAAATACAGTTAAATTATATTAGAGACCCTCAACATTTTACGTCTACACAAAGCACATTTTTGTCTCAACATTATGAAAATTTATTACTATATGGAGTTCTTGTTGAATGTTTTAGTTATTTAAAAGGACCAATGGATATGTACAAACTGTATCAAGATAAGTATAATGAGAGTATGCAATCGTTTATGCTTACACAAATGGGTAAACGTAGACGTGCAGATTATGACGATGGTGTAATGAGATTACCAGTGCAATCTCCTTCACCTTAATTTTATAGGAGCAAAATATGGCAATAACAACAAGTGCAGTGTGTAATGTTTTTAAGACAGATGTTTTAAAAGGAGTACATAATTTTACAAATCCTGGTGGTAATAGTTTTAAATTATCTATGTACACATCAAGTGCTACTTTAGGTAAATCTACTACATCCTTTACTACAGATAACCAAGTATCTTCACCCTCTGGCTATACCAGTGGAGGAAAGGCTTTAGTTGCGGTAACTCCAGCTTTAAGTTCTGATACTGCTGTGGTAGATTTTGCAGATTTATCGTTTGTAGGTGTGTCTCTTACAGCAAGGGGTGC